TAGATATACCGTTGTTTTTGAAACGAGGGATTCTGATGGTACAAAGGCAATTAGTGGATATCCAATTCCTAATGATGCGTCTTTGGAAACAATATTGTTTGGTAGTGCTTTGTATAATATTCTGAACAATATGATTCAAACTGATAATCCTCCTATTTTGGAGAAAGTATATTTGTATGCTGTTGATGGAGCTAAAAGTGATTTGCAGTATCAAATGGATATGAAGAAGGAAATTCTTAGTGTAGCTATGTCAAGTCATATGGTTATTCAGAATAGAACTAAAACAGCTACTGGTCAAGAGTCTATAACCCAGATTGATGTGCAACCTTTGAAAGGTCCAGTTTATGAATTTTCTATTGGAGTTCCTAAATTGAAAGCAGAGTCACCGATTGTGTTGAATCAAATGTTTAATACTGGAGTAATTTTAGGTCGAGCTTCTGAATTTGGAGGAACAGATGTTGTGGCTTATAAAGAGCCTCCAGTGAAAAATGCATTTCAAAAGTGTGTTAAAAGTGGTTATGTTAGATTAAATCCTGGAGCTCTTAAGTCAATGACGATTGGTTCTGATATTAAAGGATATTTTGAAAATGTGTTGTTCAAGTTGAGATATACTGCTCAAAATACTCAAACAAAAAATTGTTTTGGAAAATCGCAAATGGTGTGTTTTGAAGAGGAGTTGAATTCAGGAAGTGCTAATAATATAACTGTTAGTTATGAATGTCAACATATAGCTGGAGCTCAATTGATTACAACCAGTAATCCTAATATGCAACCAGGGTATTCGCAGTCTGTTTTAAACAATCTCCCTGCTTAATAAAAAAAAATAAAAAAATAAAAAAAATAATATTAATATGCAGATTGTATAAGAAAAGCGGGGTCCGGTGACGGACCTCAAGACATACTCGTAAGCGCAACAACCTAGCTGTTTAGGGTGCGCCACAAAATTGAGAATCGTGATAGGCAGTAATTACTTACTATCGCGGTTCTCAATTCTCACTTGTGAGATTAAGTTTTTAAGGGTCACACGGCGCGTGGGTTTTCGCGTCGTGACAGACACGTGGTTTCGGGTCCTAAGTGAAAGTTTCATATAAGAAACGTATAAATAGTTAAGAAAAATTATGGTTAGAAGACAAGGAATTTTTTGGATCTTAACTATCCCGCAACATGGATTCACACCCTATCTTCCGGAACAATGTGCCTACATCGTTGGCCAATTGGAAAGAGGAGAATCTAATGGATTCTTGCATTGGCAAATTATGGTTGGATTCAAACAAAAGCAATCCCTTAACGGAGTCCGAGCCCTTTTCGGAAACTATCATGCAGAGTTGTCGAGATCTTCCGCCGCCGACACCTATTGTCAAAAAGAAGAAACTCGTGTTGAGGGAACCCAGTTTGAGCTCGGAACAAAGTCTTTCTCCAGAAACTCGAAGGTTGAATGGGAGTCCGTTTGGTCCGCCGCCAAGTCCGGAGATTTTTCAGGAATACCGGCTAACGTACGAGTGGTCAATTATCGGACCCTTCGTACGATTAGCGCAGATTATTCAGAGACTCGAGGAATGGAACGTGAATGTGTGGTGTTCTGGGGAAAAACAGGTAGTGGAAAGAGTCGACGTGCATGGGAAGAAGCTGGTGTGGAAGCTTATTCTAAGGATCCCCGTACAAAGTTTTGGTGTGGTTATAATGCTCAAGAAAATATTGTTATTGATGAATTTCGAGGAGGAATTGATGTTTCCCATCTTTTACGATGGTTGGACAGATATCCGGTCCGAGTGGAAATCAAAGGATCATCAAAACCTTTGGTAGCAAAGAAATTTTGGATTACTTCAAATATAAGTCCTGTAATGTGGTATCCTATGTTGGATGAAGAAACCGTTGCAGCTTTATTGCGAAGAATGGTAGTAACTGAGTTTACTTAATAAAAAAAAATGGCCTATGTTAAAAGACGAAGTACTAATTATAAGCGTCCTTATATTGCAAAGCGTAAATACATTCCTAAACGTAAGAAAAGTTTTAAAAAGCCGGTGTACAAGCGTAGTGGATATCGAAAGGGGTATTCAAGTTACAAGAGACGGTCGTACGTTAGATAGATAGTTTACTTAATAAAAAAAATGAAACGGAAAGCTTTTCAGTCACATGATGATTTTTATGAGAAAGATTATAAGACTGGAAGATTCAAAATGGCGAGTGTTAAAGGAGTGAAACGAAAGAGTGACAGTGTTTATGATAGTCGAATGTATAAGAAAGGCAAGCAAATACTGGGTACTGCAGCGGCAGTACCATTAGGGTTTATTACAATGAACGTACCTGGTGTTATGATTGCGGCAAAAAAAACTTATGATTATTTGGAACCTGAGGTGGAAAAGGATGAGGAAATAGTTTCCCAAAATAATTTAATGACCGGTACTTATCAAGGAAAGTTTGCTTTAAGTGCCAAAAGTGCATTTAAAGGTTTACGTGATGAATATCAAAAGAAAGGAGCAGTTTATATAATTGAAAATTATGGATCTGTTGCTGATCCTGATATAGTTTATTTGGGTCATAGTACATGGGCTGCAGGCACGCTTATTGCCTCAGTTGGATTAGCTTTGTTAAGAAAGTTATTTAAGAAAGGTGTTAATTTGGATCCTCAAACAACAGTTGAGGTTTTGCCACTGATTGGTACTTTGCCTATTACGTCTGGTCCTGATAGATATACCGTTGTTTTTGAAACGAGGGATTCTGATGGTACAAAGGCAATTAGTGGATATCCAATTCCTAATGATGCGTCTTTGGAAACAATATTGTTTGGTAGTGCTTTGTATAATATT